ATATGTATTTAAAGTATCAAAGCTACTGCCTAAAGATTCTATTGTACTTCTTAAACAACTACCTGCTTCAAATGTACCACCATCAGTTCTAACTCTTTTGTAAAAGTTATTATATGTTAGTTCGTCTGTGTTCTGATATTTAGGAGTTTTAATAAATAAAGCTACTTCCATTTTATATTACATCGTTAATTAGTCCGAAGTTGTATTCAAATTCTATTTCGTAATTTATAACCTTATTGTTTAAACTTGTTTTCTTTTCGCTTGTCTTGCTTTTTACTACTGCAGGTTTACCACCTAATAAAACAGTTTCACTTAAAAGCAAATCTTGAATCAACTCAAAGTAGTTTTCGTCAACCCAACCGGTATTACATTTGATTGATTGTTTACCTTGATGATTAAAACGCCTTCTTTGCCCTTGTAAGACATTGTAATCTATGCTTGAAGGTAACATATTAAATTCTTTAAATTCTGTTTCTATTGCTTCCGTAGACGCTTTAAAAAACGTTAAGAATTGCCAACCACCAAAACGATTAATATAAGTACAAGTTATAGGTGTATATTTAGGTTCGCAAAGTATTTCACTATTAAATACAAAATCAGCTTTTGTATATCCATCAGGACCAAATTCGTAAGTACCATAAGCATACGGGAGTTTCCACATTGAATCTGCAGCAACTGTAAAATTAAAACCAAAAGTTGAAATCCATTCGTAAGTGTCTGCCTCTAAAAATACATTAATATAAGGTATAACAGCAGTTTTATATGCTTTAATATTTACATTTACTAAAGGTACTATTGCATCGGTAGTTGAATAATTATAACCTATTGAATAATTATTATAACCATTTAAACAAACAAATGTTTCGTCGTTAATTTCTACATCGTCTGAATAAGAAACTACTCGCATATAACACCAAGTATTTACATTTTCTTCAGTAGGTGAAGTAACAAGTACAGGTGAAATAGGTTTGATAAATTCACTTGCATAGTTTGCTACATTCCAAGCTAATTTGTTTTGGTTTGCACTTGGTACATTTTTAGTCAAAGTATAATTTGGAGTTGTAGGTTCTGTAGTTCCTTTGTTCCAAATAAATATTTCAAGTTTTCCTGTTAATTGTCCTGCTTCGTCTACTTCGATAAAGTAAGGGCTTCTGATAAATATTTTCTTCATTATTTTGTAATTGTATATTTTAAAAATTGTTCTACATCTAAACCATAAGCTTCAACTAATTCATCGGGCAAACGTTCAAATGCTTTTTCAAATGGTTTGGTAAAAAATAAACTTGGCTTAATTCCGTTTTTAAATATTCCACGTGTAATTAAAAATGCAGTTGACTTATAAGACATAAACTTTCCATTCTCTTTTCTAAATTGAAATCTACGTTTCTCTACCCAATTTAAAATAGGTTGCAAAGGTGGTCGTTTACTTTTATAACTAAACGGAGTATTGTATTTCTTTTTTGTACCACTTACACCTTGGTCTTGAAACATCCCGTAATCTTCCATCAAGAAAGTCATTCTAAAACTATTAGCGCTTACTTCAATATCAGCATCTAAACTATTGTATAATGCTTTTGTGTTTGTCTTGCCGCTTTTAGATAAATTGCTTCTACTCTGCTGAATTACATATTTAGCAAAGTCGTTTAAATATTTATATGTTTGTTCTTTATTTTGCATTTAGCAAATAGTAATATCGTTTCTAACTAATACATCAAACGTAACTGCCCAACCCGCTAAATCGTTTTCAAATCGTTCGGTAAAAGGTTCAAACGTAGGATTGCCTGTTAACTCCCAAAAGTCACTACGCAAATCACCACGATTCAATCTATTTAAAACTCGTGTGCCTACTAACATTTGAGTATTCCAAATATCAACCTTATTATCTACTTCTTCTTTTTGGTCGATAACATCCATTAACAACATTGTAATATTAAACGATAACACGTTGCCTTGATGCGTTGCTTGATTAATAATAATGTGACTCAAAGGAAACATTGTTTGTTTGTTTAAATCAACTGCGAATATATCTCCTTCGGTAACTGTGTTTACAAAAGGTTCTTCTAATAACGCTTCTTTGATTTCTCTAATAATTCTATACACCATTTTTTCTTATGTTTTTAATTTCTATTTCTGTTTTTTCCTTTTCAAACATTAACCAAGTCATTAAAGTTGTGATGGGTAGTTTGGTAACTGAATTGAATCGGAGAATATCCCCTTGAGCTGCTGCGTAAATTGATTGATACCAACCCCATTTTTTTCCAAAACTTGCTTCGCTGCTTCCGAATGTTCCACTTCGTTCTGTATATAATGGCTCAAAGCGTTCCCGCAATCGTTGAGCAAAGTCCAAAAAAAAAGCATAGAACCAAGTGCAATATCTAAAGGCATATATTTTAAAACCTCTGAGTACTTGTCTGCAGCTTCGTAATCTTCTATGATATATAAATCCTTAACTTTATTTTTAATTGGTCTAAAAAGAACTGCCATAGCTTTATGCAGCGTTTCAGTATCACCAAGGTAGGTTTCTAAATCTATGAATTCACCTGAAGTAATATCTTCTATTTTAGGAATAAAACCAAACTCGTAAATACCAAGTTTAAATGTTCTTGTTAGTTTAGGTTTTGTTTGTAGTAATGTATTTAAATGCACAAGCAAAGAATCAGTATCAGCTACTTTTATTCTTGCTACATCCTTGAGTTCAATATCACAAAATATTTCAATAGTCTTTTGATTTACAAAATGACTTGCTTCATTGTTTTGTATTAACTTCTCAAACTTTTGGTATTGATATAAAGTAATTTCGTTTAATGATTCAGGTACATTAATATCTACTTTCATATTTTATTTTAAAAATTAATTAAAGTAGGAATTGTATAAAACAAAAAAGGTAGCCATTTCTGACTACCAATTCTTAACCAACTTTAAACTAACTCTAAACTAATTTTAAATTTAATACTTCATACAATTCAAATACTTTATTTGTTAAAGTTTCGTCTTGTTTGTATTTATCGTTTCCTAATTTCTTTGCACCATTTACATTTATTTCTATTTTAACGTAATTGATTTTTCTTTTGCCTACAAAATAAACATCGTCTATCACTATTGGATAAATAGTTATTCCGTTATTCAGACAATTCTTTATCGATTTTAAGTTCACGGTATATTAAATAAAAGGTTAATAATGCAAAAGCTATTTGAACTAAATAATCGTTACTTGCCATTGCTATTGATGCTGATAAAACTCCTGATATTGTTCTCATAATTGTTTTGTTATTTATCTATTAATTTAATCTTTCAATTCCTTTTGGTAAATATTCGTTAGTTCCCCAAGTAGTAGTTATAATCATATCGTTACCTTCAAAATAAGAATCTTCTTCTGCGCATTCAACAAAAATTGAATCTTTTTCTAAAATAGTAAATAATTTTTTATATAAACCATTATACCCTTTGTCTTTTTGGTTTGTTAATCTGAATTTTGCAAATGTTGTTTTCATAATTGTTATTGTTTGATGGTGTAAAATTACACAAAGTTTTAAACATACAAAACTTTTCACAAACTTTAACAAAACTTTAACATTTAAACCTGCAGCATATAAGCAACATTCTGTTTAGCTACTTCGTACATAGCTTTCATCTTCTTTATTTCACCCACGTTTCTCGGCATAGCTATTAGCACATTGTTATTCGTTACCAAATAAATGTAACATTCTATTGTTGCTATGATTTCCCCGTAAGTCATTAATAGATATAGTAGTTTCCTTTGTGTGGGTTTTCTAATTGGTAGCTTACTGCATAACGTAAAGCATCAATCAAGTGATTGTGTTTGTCTATTGGTGTGTTTGATTTTTTTTCTAACCAACAATAGTTATTCAATTCTTTAATTAAGTTAATTGATTCAGGTGTTACTATTAAATCGTAGTCTTGTAGTAAACTGATTCCGTATGTAACGCTGCCTTGTCCTTTAATTGTAGGAACTATGTTTAAACCTAAATTAGCTAACTCACTTATTAATCTTGGCTCTGCACTATCAGCAACTATCAAAGCATCGTTAACGTATTGCCTATTTAAATTGTATATCTGCGACGTTGTTAACGCTTGTAAAGAGAAACATTCATTAATATATATTCGTTTGTTAGAAGCGTCTATATTGCATTCTATTAATGTAGTTGGGTCATTACTAAAACCAAAATCTTGACCAAAGATACTTTTACCTACCTGCTCGTATTTTCCTATTGACCAATTTGTAAATATAACTCCTTCTGCTTTATCCAACCAACCACCTAATATTTGATGCTTATACTTTTCAGGTCTTCTATTCTTAATGTTTTCTATTTGGTTAATAAAAGATTCAGAAAGGTTTTCTATATTATCTAAATACGTTGTATGAATATATGTAGTGTCTCCGTTTATTAAATTGCTTCCTGATTGTATTCCTTTATCTTCAAAGAATTTCTTGTATATAAAATGTTCTTTTGTTGCAGGATTCAAAACCAATATAACTCTGTTTTGTATTCCTTTTGTTCTTATACTAAAGTCTATCTTTTCAAATGTTTCTTCATCTGTTAGTTCTTCTGCTTCATCTAATACCCAAGTTGTAACACCGGCTAATGATTTTAAGTTAGCAGTTTGAGTTCCGCTGCTTGTTTTAATACCTTTAAACAATATTTTAGAACCTGTTTTTAAATTAATGATTTCGTCTTTAGTAATATAAAAATCATTGCTTAAATCAGCTGATTCTATTTTGTCTATAAATTCAGGAATAATAGAAACGTTAGCAGAAGTTAAAGTATAACGTGTAAACAATATAACGTGTCCTACTTCGTAAGTAAGCAATAATAAAAAGGAGTTAAGGGAATAGGATTTACCGCTTCCCCTTCCACCTGTAATTACAAAGTATCTACTATCAGAACCTAATAAATTATATTTGTTATTTAGACTTATCAATTTTGAATATATCTTTTATATCGAAGTCGTTAATGTTATGCGTTGTTTCGATTGTTTCTTTTGGTTTGCCAAATATATGTTCGGCTACAAATAACTGTCCACGTTGCGAACTTAACAAAGTATCTTTAACAAAAGTAATTTTAGCTTCGTCATCTACTTCTGTATTGTATAATTGTTTCAAAGCATTTACAAATAATGTATTTACTTTTTGTTCTTCTACTTTAGGTTTACGTCCTGCAGATTTATGACCACCATTATTTTTTCTTCTATCTTCCATAATTATAAAAGCAATTATTATTAATTATACTCAATTTAAAAATAATAGGTTTTACTTATTGTTAATCTTCTACTTCCAAATCTTCTACTTCCCAATAGTAATCGCATTGTTCATCTTCAATAGGCGGTTCAGTAAAGTAGCTTTGATAATATCCACTTGGTTCTGCTTTATATCTATAACAGGTTGAAGCTAAATCACAATTCTTTCCGTTGCACATTGTTATATCAGGCATATCTTTAATTTACTTCAGCAGCTAATTCTAAAATAGCTTTATTAATAG